ACAATCTCTGGTTCTCATTTGAACAAAAATCGGCATTTGGATAAAATTTTAAAATCGAGATTTGACGAGTCTACGGTTGATTCAATTTGGTATGAAATATTAATGGATGCTGGAAGTGTTCAAAAACTCCCAGATAATATACTTTCTGCAAGTGAAAAGAATATATTTAAAACTGCACACGAGATTGATCAGCTTTGTTTAATTAAACTGGCAGCTGATAGGCAACAATATATTGATCAATCTCAGTCTTTAAACATTTTTCTAAAACCAGATGTTGATATTAAAACATTACACATGGTTCATTTTCTTCCATGGAAACTTGGAATTAAAACATTATATTATTTACGATCAACAAAAACTGTAGAAACAGATAAACTCGGCAATTCTACCGATTTTAAACACACCCCGTCTTCGTGTTTCCCTTCGGTTGGTCCTTCGGTTAGTCCTTCGGTTAGTCCGTCTGTTAGTCCGTCTGTTAGTCCTTCGGTTCCTAGTCCGGCGTGTATATACCGCAAAGGAAGTGAAGAATGTTTTGCGTGTCAATAATCCTTATAGTCTCACTACCACATATGGTAGTGAGAATAGATATTTACATTTGTTTAACTGTTTACAAATTATTTGTTTACAAATTATTTGTTTACAAATTACATTATTTACATAACCGGGAATCCCAATACTCCTCCTGTCAATCTAATAACATTATTGTTAATAGCGAGGACAACCGACTCAAACTTTTGTGGGTAATCAACTCCGGATCCGGCAGCTCCAGTACCGTTGGCAGCAACGGTCGCCGCGTCACTAGCCATTGGCGTAAGACTAACATTTGTTAATTTACCGTAATTAGTACTTCCCAACGGATCTAATTCAAAGAATGACAAAGAATAAGAATACATGTGGAATCCCGTATCTACAGGAATAGTTGGGGCGTGGTACCATGGCTGAACAAGGGAGAAATAATCTGAACCCATATTAGTCAACCTATCCATGTTCTCATATGTAAGAGTAGTCGTGTCAATTGGATCCCATGATCCACTCGGAGCATAGTCATCAGAGACTGGTCCCGGGACAGGAGAGGCAGTCGTATAATTACTTCCAATATTGGGAACTGTTGTATTCCTGATACCGAAAAACAACGCCTTGACAGAATGAGAAAACCTAATATCGTACTGAGGTTTAGAATTTGTAATTGGATTGAAAGTGTTTCGTGGGGCAATCTGTACTTGCTCTACTAGAATATCTCTCGGTGCACATCCCATACGCGTTCGTTCCTCGTTAGTTAGGATAACATAATTGGCCCAAACTTCTCCTTGCTTGAGTTGGGGCTCGGTAGCAATATCAGCTGCCGCACCAACCGTCGGAACCGAGTAAGGATTTGTTCCTGCGACTGGAGCACTATTTTCGAGAATGAGCAACTCGGTCCATGGACGGAACGTAAAGTTGATGCGAATGTCATTATAAGGAAGGGCGGCTGTTGGTAGCGCAACGCCCGTATCTCGTGTAAAGAAGAATGGCAACGGTAGATTCAACCACCGTTCTGGGATAACAGAATTCGGAGCGTGCGGAGCAATCAATAAATCAAAATTACCAATCATATTATCGTAACCGTCTTGTTTACTCGACGGAGTTGTAAACGCTGCCCAAAAATCTAGAAAATACGAATCAAACTTTTCAGCTACAATATCACTAAATGTAATATTACATTCCTTGATTAAATTATGCATCAAATTTTTCGTCCATCTTAAACGTCCGTCAGTACCATATTTATTACTATCAAGTAGAGTTACAGATGGTGTTTTAACCCGAAGCCAAGTCGAACACATGTAATCACATGAACGAGAGACTGAAACGGCCCAATCTCTTCCGAATCCAATATCTCCAATTCGTGTCAACAAAACAGGAACTTGCGTAAACCATGTAGACTTGCGTGTACTCCTTACAAAATATGTATAAGCCCCACTACCTCCATACTGGTACTTATCAAGTGTATCAAGTGTTGCGATATCAACAAACCCAGCTGCTGCATTAGACGATGAC